ACTTAAGACAGCAAAGCGCTTCTAAAGTTTATGATGTTTCTGAACAGGCTTATAAGAAATACTTAAAAGCAATTGGTTTAGATAAAACTATTAAAAAATATAATAAGATAAAGCCTAGATTAGATGCATTAGGTTCTAAAATATCTTCAGTATTTGATGAAATTAAAAATACTCTTGATAATCCTGATTTATCTTGGCAAGTAAGACAGCATCAACCAAGTCTTTATGGTAATAATCATCAAAAAACAGATATAGATAGAGCATTTAGATGGTGTTGTAACGAAACAGCAAAGAAAAATGATAAATCTCTTACAGCAAATGATACTATTCAAAAGTTAGAAAACAAAAGAGATAAAGCTATAGATATATTACATGGTGTAGATGAGTTTTCTGATACACTAGATTCTGTTAATAATATGTTAAAGGGGACTTCTGTTCCTAGATTAGGAGCTTAATATGGGAATGGATGTGTATGGTAATAGTCCAAAAATACATAAAGCAGCGTCAAAGTTTCCAATTTATGTTAAATATAATGATATGAATTGGGCTGCTAGAGAAAAACATCCTAATTGGGAAAAAGAAAAGGATGAATTTTGGAATCAATATAATTCTTATGAAAGTTCTAACCCTGGTGTTTATTTTCGAAATAATTGTTGGTGGTGGAGACCTTTATGGGACTATTGTCGATTTGTAGATAAACATTACAAGCTAAATCTTATTAGTGAAGAATTATATGAGTCAGGTCATTGTAATGATGGAGAAGGTCTTGATAATGAAGGTGCTATAAAACTTTCTATACATCTTCAAATGAGTATAGAAGATAAAACAGCTCAATCATACGCTAACGAAAGAACAGAATGGCTTAATTCTTTAGAAAGTGAAGATTGTTCTCGCTGTAATAATAACAATAGAGGTTATAAAAAAAAGAAAGAATGTAACCCTTGTAATAAAACAGGTAAAACAGAACCTTTTGAAAAATCATATCCATTTGACCTTAATAATGTAAGTGATTTCGCTGAGTTCCTTGAATTTTCAGGTGGATTCAAGATATGCTAAAGAAAGTAAAGCGTAAAGCAATGATAATTAGAGAATCTGGGCGTAGTAGTGATTTTATTACGCCTAGTTTCGGCTTTGGCTGTCTCTATAAATGTAGCTATTGTTATATGAGAAGGCATTTGCCTAACGGACTAACGATTGCAGAGAATACACAAGAGATTATAAATGCAATAGATACGCATAATAATACCCTTGCGTGGCCTAAAGAATCTAATCAAACACATCATAAATACTATACATACGATTTTAGTTGTAATGAGGACTATGTGCTTCACGCTAAATATCATGACTGGCGTTTATTATTTGACTACTTTAAAGATAATGATAAAGTTATGGGAACAGCAGCAACTAAGTATGTTAATAAAGATTTATTGAAATATAATTCTAATTATAAAGTAAGAATCAGGTTTAGTCTGATGCCTCAAGAACTATCTGATATACTTGAGCCACATACAAGCAAGATTATAGATAGAATTAAAGCAATAAATATGTTTTACGATGCAGGATATGATGTTCATATTAATTATTCACCTGTAATTGTGTACGCAAACTCTAAGAATGCGTATACAGAGTTATTTAAACTTGTTGACTTGCATGTGAGAGATGACATAAAAGATAAAGTTAAGTGTGAGGTAATATTTCTTACACATAACGAAAAAATGCATACTTACAATTTAAATAATAGCAGTAAAGTTGAAGAATTACTATGGCAACCAACTAAACAAGAGACTAAAACGTCTCAATATGGTAGTGTAAATATAAGATACAAGTATAAACTTAAAAGAATGTACATAAACAGGTTTACAAACTTGCATAACTTTATATTACCATGGCAAGAAATAAGATATATATTCTAGTGAGCCTGTCGTCCCCTTAAATGGAACCTAGCATAGATTATATATATAAATGATGGTATGTAACTATAGCAATAGCAGTCCTGAGAAGTTGCACTAAGTTTATTCCAGGAACTTAATACCAGAACCAGAGGCTAACCCCAGAAGGTTGCTGTATTAAGCACTACTATTGAATGATAAAAAAGCCCTCATTAAACTCACACAATCAATAATAAATATCAAACAAGGAGGTAAAACGATGAAAAAATCTAAAAAAATAAGTAAAAAAGATAGAGTATTAGGACATCTAGTATCAGGTAAGTCTATTACACCAATGGAAGCTTTAACAGAATATGGAAGTTTTAGGCTTGGTGCAATAATATTTGACTTAAGAGCTATTGGACATAAGATAGATACTGAAATAGCCAAAGGCTCAGGTCATGCTATATACACTTATAATAAAGATAAAAACATAGAAACTTATAAATAATTTCTTGTGTAATTGTTCAAGAAATGTTAAATTCTTAACCTATTCACTAATTAAATCAAGGAGTAAATAAATGTCAAAAGTTGATGTAGATGGTATTTTGTCTCAAAAAGAGGAAAGAAAAAAACAAGAAAGTTTTTCTGAAGTTCCTGAATCTTCTCAAGATTGGAAATCATCTGAAATAAATAAATTGGCTGAAGCACTAGCCAAAGCTCAATCAGAGTTAGAAGGTGCTAAAAAAGAAAGTGTTAATCCATTCTTTAAATCAAGTTATGCAGATTTACATGCAGTAATAAAATCAGCATTTCCTTATTTAAGTAAATATGGCTTATCAGTTAGTCAAGGTAATGAAGTTGTTAAAGGTGCAGTAGTAGTAACAACACTGTTAATGCATTCTTCTGGACAATGGTTACGTTCTAAAGTAAAATTACCTTTAAAAGATGTAACTGCACAAGGTGTAGGCGCTGCTATAACATATGGCAGAAGATATGGCTTGTCTGCAATCGCAGGTATCGCTCAGTATGATGACGATGCTAATTCAATTCGTAAATAAAAGGAGAAATAAATGGCAATTGTTGTAACACAAAATACAAGTAGTGGAAATTATGCTGATGGATGGCATAATGTACAAGTAACTAAAGCTAAACGTGGCGATTATAATGGCTCAGGATTTGTAGACTTATGGTTTAAAGATTTTCCTGAAACTTTAAAATGTCGTGTTTGGGAAGCACGTAATCAAGAAGGTGAAGAATTTTCTGTAACAAATATGATTAGGTATTCAAACCCTGACATATTAGAAGAACTTCCTGATAAAGATGGTGCTGCTGTAGCTAAACTAGACGACTCTAATGATAGTCTTGTAGGTAAAAAGCTACAAGTGTTGTTTCATAAAAATGCAAAAGGTTATACAGAAGTTTCTCAAAAAGTTGCTCCTGATTCACCTTTTGAAAACATTATAGATAAAATGACACACGAAAGAATAGAAGGTATTAAATCTTCTGCAGAGAAGTATCTTGCTAAAAGAAACGAAGCTAAAAAGGTTATAGAAGGCACTGTTAGTACAGATGCAGAAGTACCTTTTTAAATAACTATAACTAAAAACTAAAGAGAGCCAATAACTGGTCCTGTAAGTCCTTAAGTAGTAACTAAGAAGATTGTGGTGGTAAAACTAAGCAATGCACTTTGAATTAAGGCAAAGGAATATGTGAGGCTCTCTTTTAAATTAAAGAAAGGAATAATATGATAAGAGAATTTGCATTCAGCTACTCTGATAGACATCATTTTTATGATTCAGACAAAGTAGGAAATTTTGAAAATACTGCAAGAGACACATTTGTTTCTTTGTATGGTTATGACGCATATGTAATTGATTTCTATAAAAATACTAAATCGCTTTCAGGTTTTGATGGACATATCTGGATGCCTAAAGAATTTATATTAGATGTAGACGGTAATACAGTAGATATTGCTTTAGATAAAACTAAACAGCTTATTAAACTTTTAAGTAACTTAGAAGTTCCATATAATATTTATTTTAGTGGAAGAGGTTTTCATATAGGTATCCCTGATACAGCTTTTAAATGGGAACCTTGTCAAAACTTGCATCTAAAAGTTAAAGACGAATTAACTAAAAAAGGAATATATAATTTTGCAGACCCTTCTGTTACAGATAAAACTAGAATTATAAGATTAAATAATACTTTAAACTCTAAATCCAGATTATGGAAGATATATTTAGAAGAAAAAGAACTAGAATTGTCTGCTATTCAAATACAAGCTCTTGCTTCAAGGTCTAGACATGACAAGCAACCTAAAAGTTTAGTTGCTGCTAACCCAGCATTTGATGTACTTGTTAGGAATAAGAAAAAAGAAACAGTTATGTATAAAACTGAAGTAGGATTAAATCCTGACCCTGTAAACCATCCTTGCATTACTAGTATGCTTCAAGGTACATCTTTCGGTAATAGACATGCTGTAGCTTTACGTATTGCTGCATGGCTTAGATGGAGATACCCTGAACACGTTGTTAGAGTAGTTATGGAAGATTGGCGTAAAAGGGTTAGTAGTCAAGACCATCCTTTTAAAGAGTCAGAAATGAGTAGACTTGTTACTGATTGTTATAATGGCCATGGAGGTAGTGGTTATAGATATGGATGTATGGATACAGTGATGGATAGTCATTGTAAATCTACATGTAAAATATACAAATCTAAAAAGACTACAAGTCTAATGTCAGCTGAACAAATGGAAACTGCTTTAATTAACTTTTATAGAAGTGACTTAAAACCAATAGATATAGGAAAACCTTATGGTATAGAATTTCCTATATATCCAGGCGAGTTAGTTGTATTACAGGCTCCACCAAAGACTATGAAAACAATGCTTATTCAAAATTGGGTAAATAACCTAAAGAAACCTACTTATTTCTTAGAAATGGAGATGAGTGCAAGGCAAATTTGGCAAAGATTTATTCAAATTGAAAAAGGTTGGACAGAAGAAGAAGTTAGAGAGTACTATGCAAGTAATATTCATGGTATAAGTGATTCTTTTAAATGGCTATATGTAGACTATGCTCCATGTATGGCTTTAGAACTTGAGAAGAAAGTTAATATGTTACCAATTAAACCTGAAATAGTCGTTATTGACCATATGGGTTTAATGCAGTCTAAACATAAAGATTTAAATCTTAAGATGGAAGAAATAGCACAAGCTTTAACTGAAGTTGCTATAAGAAATAACATTGTGGTATTTGCTGTATGTGAAATTACTAAACAAGCTATGACTGAAGGCATGAATATTGCATCAGTTCGTGGTTCTTTTAGAATTGCATATAATGCAAGTAAAATATTATCATTGAGTGCTAGAAAAGGACCAGATGGTACTATATCTCACATAAATGTAGCAACAACAGCCAATCGTGAGAAAGAGCAATTTAATGCTGTTCTTAAGGTTGAAAACTTACAAATGAAAAAAACGTTACTATAAAGAAAGGAAAACAATATGTATCCATATAACGATATAAGAAAAGTCCCTCTAGATTACGAGGGCATATCATCTTCTGCTTTTGCAGTACAGAGACATAACATACCAAAATCTGGTCCTAATTCTTGGAAAGAATGCGGAGTTGTTAGTCAAAAATACATGCTAGTGCCTAATCAAGATGTTAGAGATTTAGCTACTCAAATAGCTACTGAATCTAAACTTGATTGGAAATTTAGTAAAGAGTTCTTTGACGGTAGAAGATATATGTATTTTATGCAGTGTGAAAGTGAAAAAGTAAACATAGCTAAAGATGATGATATTGCTTTAGGTATGGGGTTTTGGAACAGTTACGATGGTTCTACAGCTTTACAATTTAGGACATTCTTAGTAAGACTTGCATGTCTTAATGGTATGATAACTAAAGATTTTATGAATCTTGTTAAGTTTAAACATGATAAAACGTCTGAAGGTTATGAAGAACAAATAATAAAGTCTGCTAGTGTTGTAGATAATTGCGGTAGTAATGTAGAAGAAGTTGCTGCAAGAATGAGAACTATGACAGAAACAGAATGTGATGTAGAGCTTTTGTCACAGATTAGATGCAATTTATTAAATCATATTCCTGTAACATTATGGGGTAAAATTACAAGTAAATTCTTATCTGATATGTATCAAAAGGATGTAACACCTACACTGTGGGATTTTTATAATGCTTCAACAAATATATTGTGGCATGAAGAGAAACCTACCGTCTCTACATTCGAGCATAATAGTAGTATTACAGATAGCTTATTAAAATATGTTGCTTAAATAAATTATATTTCTTAACTTATTTTCGCTGATATTAATGTAACTTACTATATTAATCAACTTAGGCAGGGGGGAAACTCCCTGCTTACTTAAGGAGAAAACTAAAAATGAGTGAAAAAAAAGAACAAGTAAAACAAATTAGTGGTAATGAAATTATAGGTATGATAACTAATCTAGAAAAAGGTGTTCAAAACGCTATTAATACTTTAGGACAAACAATAACAGATTACATAACCTTTAACGATGACATAGATAAATTTACAGCATTTCTAAAAGGAAAATATCCAAAACAAGGAGAAAATAATGAACCAAAAAAAGACACAGGAAAATCAAAAAAAGAAAGCAAATGATTCTGATTTAAAAAGAATTGTTGATGAAACTAGTGTTAATATTGCTGGTATTGCTACAGAAGTAATAGAGCATGGACATAAACTTGATGAATTAGAAAGACTTATTATAAGGATAAGAGAAAGAATGGGTTTATAATGAATATATCTAAAAAGTATATTAAATCTAAGTTTAAAGAACATGGTATACAATTAAATAATAATGCATTAGGTATGTTAGAAGAAAGACTTAAAATGTTTATAGATAAGTATTCTAGATTATGTTCTAAATTTGGATATAAACGTGTAACTGATAAAAGAATAGAAAAGGTATTTGATTTTGAAGACAGCTTCGAAAAAAGCGAAAGGTAGAAACCTACAAAACTTTGTAAGAGATAAATTATTGTCTTGCTTTCCCTTTCTTGAACAAGATGATATAAAGTCAGCAATTATGGGAGAGTCTGGAGAAGACATCAAGCTCTCCCCTGCTGCAAGAAAAGCTATAGCATATAGTTTTGAGTGTAAAAATCAAGAGAGGCTTAATATATGGTCTTCATTAGAACAAGCTGAAGTCAATAGTAGCGACAGAACTCCTGTTTTAATATTTAAAAGAAATAGAAGTAAAGTATATGCAACTATAGAATTAGATGACTTTTTAAAATTAATTGGAGATAAAAATGAATAGAAAAAGTATTGAAAAAAGTATAGGAAAATCCTTGCTTAAAATGAAACTAGAAACAAAAGAAAGCCTATCACATAAGATAGGAGAGCATATAAATAATCTTCCAGAATCTGGACCTATAGGTATATTTTGTGACGATTTTCTTGAAAGTCAACCTCAAGTAGATTATAAATTACATATGTTATTAATAAATTATAAAATGAAATTACAATATAATGATTGAGTTTATATGTGGTGTAATAGCAGTTATAGTGGGAACACTATTCTTTTTAGCTATATGGTTAACTTAGTCTCTAAAAATTCTCATCATAAAATCGTAAGACTCTTGTGCTCCTGGAGCATTTCTTAATAAACCTCTAGCTTTTTTCTCAGCAACTGTTCCAGCTTCTGACAGAGCAGCAATTATCATAATAGCAATATCTATTCCTGTATTAGGCAACCATCCAAAGGGACCTTTTCTTGCAATGAATGAAAATTCGTCAGCCATTTCTTCTTCATCAGTATCACCAGACAATAATAAATAAGGCAACCTTACTGTAAGGAATATAGCCATAGATAAAAGGTCTGAACTAAATTGTCTTGCACCTATTGTAGAACCACCACCACCTGCATACTTCAATAATCTTAGAGCAGGTATAGGGCCAAATATTAATAAATCTGATATAACAGTAGCTATACCTCCTATAAGTATAAAGCTTCTAAATGTTGCTACTTCTTGATTTGACATTCTTAATTTTTTACCACCTGTTGTAGTTGTAAGCTTTAATATTCTAAATAATTCTACAAGTCTTTTAGATTTACCTTTTATAATATCATCAGTATCTCTTACACTCCTAAAAGCTTCTTGAATGATATTAATCTCATCACCCATATTTTGTTGAGACCAGTATTTAAATTTACCAAATAAATTACCAACAGCTCCATAATTTGCTAAACCTACATCTGAAGTAGATAATCCATAGTTAAATATTTTTGAAAAATGGTCTCCATATGTTATAGCTTTATCTGTCTCTTGTTGAGTATAATCAGAAAAAGGTTTAAGAGGTAAATGTCCTTGTTCTTTAGCGTGTTCTACTCCCATAATAAATGCTACACTTCTTATCATTTCTTCTGTACTTCCCATTGTAAACGTACCACCCATAGATTTAAATTGAATCCATTTAGAGTACGTTTTCTGTGCACCCCATTTTGAAACATTAAATACATTTTTAAAAGGGTTATCTTTAGAGTTTAAATTCATATAAGTAGTAATTTGATATTGAGCATTAATAGAGGCGTTAGCTAAGTTAGCTGCTCTTGCTTTATTTCTTCTTTTTCTTAATTGACTTAATCTACTTTTAGCTCTTTTTTCATCAAGTATGACTGTACCTTCATCTTTTTTTCTTAAACTTCTAGAGTCATATAAATGTTGCTCTATATTAGCTTGCATAAGATTATAAGAATCTTCAAACTTTTTATCTTTCATTTTATCTTTTTTTATAAAATTCTTTTTAACAACTCTTAAATTTCTAGTTCTATTATAATGAGATAGCATTTCACCTAAAATTAACTGAGCATTTTCATTTTCAATATTATCTTTTACAAGACTACTTACCATACTATCACTAAAAAAATCATTAAAATCAATAACACCTGAGTTAGCTATAAGTTCTTTGTATCCTGTATTTTCTGTTCCTTTTCGTATTTCTCTATTCCAAATTCTCATACCGTCACTAAATTTTTCAACTCCTGCTTTTTGAAGATGCTTTACTGCACCACCTAAATTAGTAATAGCACCTTTAAATCCACCGATATGTTTAAATGTTAAAAACGATGTAATAGTGCTTATAGCGTTTTGTATGTTTTCTTCTTTTATATTAAATGTATGTTTATTCAATACACTGTTAGATAAACTTTCAGAAGAAAATTTCATACCCATAAAACTCATGTAAGTTTTAGGATTGTTAAAAGGAACTGTAAACATATTATTTAAATGTTCTACTACTTTATCATCGACTACTCCATCAGGACTCTTTTCGTAAAGTAAAGTAACTGCTTCAATGTATTTAGCTGCTAATAAGTTTCTTTGTATAGCTTGCATAGCACCTTTTAAATAGGTTGTATAAGAAGCTTTTGTTTGGTCAGCCTCTAAAGGGTTAAATGCATTACTTAATCTTTTAAAGTACTTTTGGTCAGATAAAGGTATGATTGGTTGCTGTGTATCGTTATCATAAGAATAACCATCTTGACTATCTCTTATTTGATATGCTCTAGTTAGAGATGATTTAACATCATTTATTTGTTTTTTTAATATCTTAACTGCTCTTAAACCTTTATAAACAGTACCTTTATAAGGGTGTGTAAATTCTGCAGCACTTTTTGATGTCACTATAAACTGATTTTTTTCTGAATCCCAAACATCATCTAATTTTAGTTGAAGACTTTTACCTCCACTTTTAATCCATTGTGTACCATCTTCAGACAATGATAAACCAAGGTTACTTTCAGTAGTTTGTATAAAGTCATCCCACATACCTCTAAATTTGTCTTTATTGTATATAGTAGGCCAGTGAAACTTCATATATTTAGTATCAGCCACTCCAAATTGGAAATAGTCTAAGCTAGATAAACTACCTAAAGATTCTTTTATTTTAGAAAATATTAACTTTTGATTAGGACTTAATCTATTAAAGACTTCTTTATGTTTTTTCATAGTTTCTGGGAAATATAAAAGTTGTCTAAACTCCTGTTCACTTAAACCAGGAAATATGTTAGATAATCTACCTAACAACTGTTTAACAGAATTATCAAAGTTTTTTCTTATATAATTAAAAGCAGCATTATCTACTTTTCTAGCTCTTTCTCTTAAAGCCTCTAATTTCTTTATAGCAACTTGTTCTAATGGTAAATTAAACATACCGTTATGAGCTGTTTTTATGTCTGTAAAATTACTGTAACTATATTTAACACTCCCATCAGGATGTGTTTGAACATTACCATCAATTTTAATAGGAGAATGTTGTTCTGCAACTTGAATAATTAAGTTTCCTTTTTCATCTTTTTCTATTCTTGCAGCACCTTTCATATACATAACAAATATTTCTGTTAATAAAGTATCGTTATCTACTTTGCCTTTAGCAATTACATCCCCTTGTTTTACAAATCCATAATCTAAAAGACCATTTAAATCTGCAAATATTTCACCCATTCCTTCATATTTAATGTTTTTAACTTTACCTTTTTCATCTACTATAGTTTCAGTACGACCTTTACCAAATTTATTTACAGCGTTTTGAACTAAAGCGTAGTAGTTTTTCATGCCTTGTTCATGGAATATGTATATTGCTCCAGAAGCTTCATTCTCACCTAATTTACCAGGAGTTAAATACTCTTTTCTAAATTGACTTTTAATCTTTAAAAAAAGACCTTGCTTTTTACCAAAAGGACCAAGTTGGTCTGACTCTTGAAATTTAGTTAGTTTAAATAATAAGTTTCTTAATGTACCTACACCATAATTTCTTAAAACTTTAGCTTCATTTTTTCCTATAATCCCTTTCTTATCATCTTTCATTGCTAAAACTTTTTTATTTTTCAAAAAATTCTGAAGTATAAATCTTGCAACTGGATTTTCTTTTAATAAACTTTTAATTTGAATAGACAAAAGTTCTCTCTCATCAATATTACCATATAGTTTTTTATATGCTTTTCTTAACGTGTCATACTCAACAGGCTCATTAGGATTTTGGCCATTTTTAATTAACTCAGACTCTATTTCATCAGTATGCTGTTCTTCTAAAGTATCTAAAGGAGTTAATTTTTCTATCTCTTCTTCAACAGCTTTATTTACATTTTCTTCTGTAGCTTTCCTAGCACCATGAAGTATTTTAGTTGATTTACAATTATCTTTACTCATTATAACCTACACATTCCTTCTACAACTTCATTAATTGTTTCATCAGGACCATATTTAAATCTTTCAGTATATAAACTATCTTTGTTACTTACTAATTCTTTATTATACGCTTTAAAATAAGCTTTCATAACTCTTTCATCTAAAGTTTGATATTCGTTTTTATTACTATTTACAGGAGGTAAACCTGCTTTACCAGCATAAATTTGTTCTGAATACTGTTCTAAAAATACATAAGTTCCTACCACTTGTGCAATCTTATCTAATTCTTTATACTCGGAATCATATTTTTCTTTAAATTCTAAAAAGCCTGCATTTCTATCGGTAGTTGCAACTGTTATTTCTTTTATTTTATTTATTTGTGCAAAGAAAGCATTAGTCATTTGGACTCCATACAATCTACCTTTATTCCTCTGTTCTATTATATATTGTTTTAGTTCAGTTACAGATGCATTAGGTAGAGCTTTTTTAGCTAAAGCTTTTAGTATTTTACTTTCTTCTAGTATTAATATATCAAGAGCAGCTTTATGAGAGTTAGCATGTACTACACCAAGTATATCAAAAGGACTTCCAACTTCTATATAGTTATATTTTTTACCTTCTCTAAAAATTCTACCATCTTCATATACATCAGAAGGTTGTCTCATAAGTTCTTCAATAGGAGCTACAACACCTTCATTAATATCTAATTTCATTATAGTCGGAAGACCACTATCACTAGCTAGATTTGTTAAAATTTCAACTCTATTGTTTATAAAATGATTATAAAATGCACTAACATTTATAAACTCTTCTAAATTTAATTCTTTTCTAATAAAATTAATATCTTCACCTATACCATTACGAGCATTGTTAGGTATTTTATGCATATCAAATATTGGTTTTAAACTTTTAGCATCTTCTGCTGTTATACTTTTACCATTAGCTGTTTTAAATAAATTTTGAAACATATGCATTTGTACAGTACCGCTTGAAGAAGGTATCCATTTATCTAATAACATAAATTCAGCATTATCTACAGAAGCCTGAACCATTGTTCTTATGTATTCTGCTACAGTTATATCTATATATGCATGCGTTTTTTTACTATTATTAACCCAGGAAACATTCCATCTAAATTTTTCATTAGGTTTTCTTAGTACTACATCTACAAATGTTGTCTGTTTTTTTCCTTGAGCATCTTTAAAAGAAGAAGATATTTGAATAGACTTATATATTTGAATCATTTGACCATACACAGATGCAGCATTAGCAACTTGACTTATAGCAGTTTTTCCTTGACCTAATGCATGTATTAATCTAAATCTATCTACAGAATTATAAAACTTAGGCTCTTTTACTTTAATAGCATTAGCATATTTTTTAAGGTCTATAGATGTAGATTTATATCCTTTAAAATATTCTTCTATAGCAGTTTCTAAACCTGGCTCTAATAACTCTGCTTGAACACTATCTCCGTCATAGTCACCTTCTAACCTATTAAAAGTATCATCAGGGTGTAATTCTATAACACTTTTTTTATCATGTAATCTTTTAACTTTTGCAAGTATAACTCCACCATCATGTGGTACAGGGAATCTAGTAATTAAAACTTTTTGCTCAAAATAGCCATCTATATTTCCAGACAACCATTCATTAATCTTTGTTAAATCACCACTATTTTTTTCTCTATTCCATTGTTCAGAATCTAATCCTTTAGCTGCAGCGTATTGTAACCATATCATTGTAGAATTTTCTGAACCTAAAGCAACCTCTCCAGGTTTTAAATCTCCTCTAAAATTAGGGGACATATCGTATCTAGAACCTTCTTGCATTGAAGAAGTAAATGCAGGCATTGCTAACCTTTTCATAACTATAGAAGATAATATAGAGGCTACACCTTTATGTTTATATGCACCTAATTCTACTTGACCTATTAAGTCTGGCATAAAACCATCTGCTTCATTCTTTTTTCTGTAGTTTAAAAACTCAAGTAATTTACTATTAGATATTTCTGTGTTAGTTGTACCATCATTATCATTGGAAACAAAAAACATTTTCTTTAAATTTCTTTTTACTTTAGATATTATACTATTAGGATTGTTAGGATTTTTATATGCATCTATAACATCTTGACTTTCTTTAGTATCTCCATATACATAGTTATACCACTGAGCTCCATGCTTTGCATGCTTTTTAGATTTACTATCTATTTTAACTAAACCTAAAGACTTACCAGGCATATCAACTATGTCTTGGTCAAACTGACCATCAAAAAGTTTTACTTCATCAGGAGTTGCAAGTAAGTCTACATACTGACCTTCACTTGTACCATTGTTACCATAAAACATTATATTTCCATCTTGGTCTATCTCTGCAATTAACTTTTGATTTTTTGCCTTATATGATTTATATATCTTTAACCCTTTATCTGCAACAAACTGCTCATGTTTCATAGCAATTGTATCTAAGCCAACTCTGTTATATAAGACAGTCTTTAATTTAGAGAATTGTTTTAAACCAAATGCTTGTCTTAATTTAGATACAAATTTTTGAGACATTATAGTAGCACCATCTCCAACATTATTTTTCGTGTTTTTTGAAAGACTTTGAGTTAAATCTGTAACGCCTGGCTCAACACCATCTTCATTTTCATAAACCCAGCTGTATCTTCCATCCTTAGGATTAAACTTACCTATTTTAAAATTATCTAAATGTTTAGAATAAGTAATACCACCTGTCATTATCTTTAATCTTTTTATTACTTTAGATAAACTATGGTCTAAATATCTAGGGAATATATGAGACATAGCTTCATGTACTGCAAGCTCTCCTGATATTTGTAAATCACTTAATTTTTTATAACTTTCTATAATTTTGTTTCTAACTCCAGCATCTACATGTGTTTGTGTTTTCCAAAAACTAATAGGATTTTTAGCATGCATATAATGTTCTTGTTTAATAGGTGCAATAAATAATATATTACTATCTCCTCTAGACCCTACTATAACAAGACCCATTTTTAACAACTCTTCATTTACTGTAATTAGTTCTGATGTATTTAAAAAATTCATTCTAGTGTCATATTCTGATATAGGTTGTCCATTGCTATCAACTTTATCTGTTTTTCTTAAAGTTTTAAAATCAGCATCACTTAATAAAGCAATAATTCTATTTTGCATAACAACATTTAATAGATTAGTCTTTACTTTTTGTGCATTAGACTTACTATAAGGTTCAGGGTCTTGCCCTCTTTTTAATTCAAGTTTATCAATTTTTAGTTTACGATTTTCAAAAGACATTCTTAATATATAATTATCAATATCGTTAACAGTTTTATCTTCTTTATTAGAATTGGTATTTATACTAGAATTAAAGTTATTATATAATTGTGTTATCAAATTAGATTGAGTTTCATTTAACATATGATAGTCTGTAACATTACCAAGATTAAATTTCTTTACAGCTTGTTGACCAAATTCTTCTATAGTTGGAAGACCTGTGGCCATTCTTGCAAGTAACGCATATTCTTCTGGAGTTAATATTGTATCAAAAACTTGCATAAATATAGCTTCATTTTGACTTATTCTTTCTTGACTTATATCTGTATTACTTTCTGATAATCCTGCAAGTCCTTCTCTTATTTTGCCACCATCGTTATTAAATACTTTTTGTGCTAATGCATTTAACTCATCACCTTCTATCCAAATTCTTTTATCATCTCTATAAGTAAGTGTTTTATCATATCTATCTTTTAATGTCTGAGTTCCTTCAAATCTATTAAAAAACCAATCATTAAATTCTTCAGAAACATCTACAAGACCTTCATCTTCTAATATTCTAGTAACAATACTATGAAACTCATAAGGTTCAACAGATACACTTTTAGTTTTGTATTTAGGCATACCTTCAGCAATTAACTTTTGTTGTTTCATTACTTTAATTGTCATCTCTATAGTTCTAAATAACTTTTTCTGTGCATTCTTATTAGTTACAATATTAGAGTGTTGATACTTAACCATATTAATTATCATCTCTTTTGCTTCAAGCATATTCTTAGGAATGTCACCAACTTTAACAACGTATTCATCTGATGCAAGTATTTCTGCTAACTCTTGTATACTTGTACCAGCCTCAAACTTACCACTTATCATTCTAGTATTATAAAGAGGACCAAAAAATTTACCTCTTATCCAATTCATTAAATTAGCTATAGCTTTTACTATAGGATTCTTAGGTGACTTATATTTTCCAGCAGCTACTCTACCTAAAGCTTCTGCTATAACTTCTATTTTAAATATATCAGAGTCTTTTTCATACCCCATACCTAACACATCTTTAATAATACTTTTACCGTACGTACTATTAATAACTTCATTGTATAAACTTTCAAATAATACAGGGTTAGATGCATATAAATCATCTATAATAGGGTGTGCTATTTCATGGAATGGTGTATCCATACCAGCTTTATCAGGATTTATAGTAATAGTTTTAGTCTTAGGGTCATACATACCTACTGCTTCCTGCTTAGAATCGAATTTAACAGTGATTTTAGAGCCATCTGCGAAGATTACCTTCTTGGTAATATGTTTTATTACCTTTCTTAATTTCCTCTTTTTTATGGTCTGTTCTGAGGTTTTCTTTTGAAGCTTTGTATCTCCTTCAAAAATACTTTCATTACCAAACCTTGGACCGTCATATCGACCACCAAAAACTATATTGTACGAAAGTTCATCTTCATCAATTTTTAATTCTAATTCACCTATTTTTTTTGTAACACTTTCAAGTTCAGATATAATTTCATTTAAATCAGACATAGAGGCATCTTGACCTTCTGCTATCATGTATGTTCTATCAACCCTATTTTGCTCTTCTCTTAATTCATTTAATTCTAACTCTGTTTCTGCTAACTTTATCCTAGCATTAGCTTCATTTGAATCTAAACCCTTTCCTTCAGCCACAAGTAAATCTTTTGTAGCATCATCTCTATCCTCTTTTAATTGCTCATTAGTTTTATAAACAGGTTTAGAGGGTGCTGATTTTTGATATTTCTTCTTACTTACTATATCTTTTTTTTCTTCTAAACTAGGAATCTTTTTAAACTCTATTGTTTCCCTATCTCTAGCTTCAGCTTCTTCTTCCGTCTCGATAGGGCCAGCTACATCATCTTTAACTCTAGTAACAGTTCCATAAGCTGAACTTTCTTTAGGTAACTTACTTATACCAATTTCATTAGCAGTTACTACATCATTATCAAGAAGGTCACTGAGAAATATTTCTTTTACTTCTTCCTCTGTTTCGATAGGACCAATAGCTCTTTTGTCCTGTTCTCTTTTTGTGGATAAAAGCTCCATCTTTTCTCTAGCACTTAATTTTTCTTTGCTTTCTAAATCAGATACCTTTTTAGACAACTCTTTGTCTGTTAGTTCTTTATTTGAAAACAAATCTACTTTTTGACTCTCATCTGGTAAAGTTTCTTCTTTTAATGAGTCTGTTAATTCTTCTTGAACTATGTCAGGTGTATCTTCAAATAATGTTTGTTGTTCACTTTTTGTAGTAGGTTCTTCAATTATTTCGTCAACTATACTAGAAGTTTCTTCTTGTGCAATAGAATCTTTAATAGAATCTTGTGAAAATAAAGTTGTATATTCTTGAACAATAGAGCCAAATTCTTCTTGATTAATTTCACCTTCATACTCATTAATATCGGTAAGCTCTTCAAGAAGTTGTTCTTTACCTGTACCTACTTCTGTATCTTCATAAGAACCTCTTTGCTGAAGCTCTTCCATAAGACCATCTACACCCTTTTGTTCTATTTTTTTCTTAACAGCATCTAACATAAATTGAGGGTTACGAACTGTGTATTTTCCTTGCTGACCTAAATTTTCACTCTCTTCTTGTTCTGTAGGATTTAACTTATCTGTAGAGCCACTAAAAGTAATTATAGATAACAGGTCAGAATCTACACCATCAGCTGTAGGAGCTCCACCTACATTCTCTTTATTATCATCCATTACTTTTTTTGTGTCTTCTGCTCTTTTTTTTGTTGACCTATTGTAAATTGTAGTTGTCTTCTTAATATTTGCACTTATAAATCTTTTTTCACGCTTAGCTTCTGCTCTAGTTCCAAAAGCTTCTGTACTATGCAATACAGTACCGTCTTTACTTCTTATTTCAACACTAAAGGTTTTACCATCAGGACTTTTAACTAGCTTAGTCTTAGCTTTATTAGAAACTAAAAAACCAAGTTTAGAAAGATGTTCTAAGTCTTGTTCTTCTTGAAGGCTTTGATTCCAATCCATAGCTGCTTGCATAGCTTCTTTTTTAGAATCATAATATCTATCTATATTATCGCCATCTAACATATCTTGAGTTATTGTTCCACCTTCTTCAGGACCTTGAATAATACCATTATCATTTAAAGCAAACTCATACTTAGTTACTCCATCTACTTCTACTGCTCTAGCAAATGCACCTACACCTGTTTTATGTGTTCTGTTTTTGTAGTTTTCAATATGCGGAGATATAGTATTTCTACTAAGTTGCATTCCTATACTCATAGTACCACCTGTCATTGCACCCATAACACCTGATTCAAGCATCATTGGTAAGGAGTATAGTTCTCCAAAACTTTCATCTCTATAACCTATACCTGGTGCAGTTTCAGCAAGTATCTGTGAAGTGTATTGAGCTGATTCAGTAAGAGCTTCTGTAGCTACATCACCAAAAAAATCTTTAGTAGCTTGAGCTCCAGGCAATAATCTATTTAAATTAGTTTTAGGTAATTGTCTAAATTTGTCTACTAATTTATATGAAGATGCACCTTTGATATACTTTTTTAATGGAACCGACACACCTATTCTATCCATATATCTTCCTAAAGGTATAAGTTCTAACGTACCTGCAGTAAGTGAATACATTACAACAGCAGCATCGTTTACACTTTGTGCTTCTTCAATACTCATTCCCTTTACAAAGTATCCACCTTTTTCATCTTCACCAAAATTTTGTTCAGTAAATCTATCTATTTCAGCGTCTAATGCTTTAGGACTTAAAGGTTGTTTAGATAGTATATTTCTATAGTCTTCTATTTTAGAATCTATTAATTTTTTTGATACAGGTCTGTCTTCAGTGAGGTAATCTAAAGAAGATATAGCTTCATCACTACCTTCTAATAAATAACCTGCAGCAGCAGAAGCTCCTGTAAAACCAGCAGCAGCACCACCTGGACCCCCTAAAGCTCCTACAAAACCACCAGCAACACCTGCAGTCATCGTTATTCCTGTAGACATCATATTACCAACAGCTTTACCAAATAAATCTAAATCCAAAACATCACCTAAACTTTCTATACCATGACTACCATCATCTCTGTTCCACGCTTCCCATGCTGCAAACTTAGGGTCTTCTTCTCTTTTTTGTTTTAAATGTTCTTTATAATCTCTGTAAGTATCTGCAGCGTATTCATTTGCAGAAGCATGGAAGTCTTCAAATTTTTCTGGGATAAAAGATGCAACTACTTCTGGCATACCGTATGACATGCTATTCCAAATCTGATTACCTGAGTAGTATACTTGGTCTTCAAAGCCTGGTCTTTCAGCTAAGACATCAAGAACCCAAGGATTATCTTTCATTTCATCCCTGATAATATCTTTGTCGCTATATTCTGGATTTAAATATTCTTCTTTTTGGTCTCTAAAAAGATTAGCAACTTCTTTAGAAGACATTGAATCTCTATTTTTTTCTACCCAATTTTCTAATCTTATTTGCTTTTCAGTTTTATCTTCAGTTTTTACAACAGGTTCTTCTATTCTAAAAAACTTATCATCTTCTTCTTCATCAGTAACAGGTACAATAGGAATATTGTTATATGACATATACTACCTTTATATTGTAAATTTAGGAAAATCGTACTTATATTTTTTAATACCCACATTCATTTGTATAGCAATCCATTCTTTAAGAGAAACCTTCTTTTTGTAAGATGAACTCATATTACTATATGCATCTACAGCAGCTTCCATACTATTAGTTTCAAGAGAATTTTCAATAACAAATTTATTAATCTTTTTGGCTTCTTCTTTATTTAATCCACCCTCTTCTAATACTTTTACTATCTTTTTAGAATCATCTTCTTTTGTTAATTTAGATTCAGTAAACATAGGTCCTTCATTCCAATTATATGTTTTCATTCCTCGACCATCTTTTATATCCATTTCGTAACTAACATTAGGAGTATTACTACCCATCTCAGCATTAGGATATTTCTGTTTAAAATCTTTAACCATTTCTGGTTTAGGTTGAGATATTGGATTTAAATTATTAGTCATCTTTTCATCTTCTGTCATGTTTACTTTTTTTAATGCACCTGTTCTTACACCACTTTGTTCAAATAAATATTGAGGACTATCTATCTTTTCACTTTCAGTATAAGGAGTATTGTTGTTTCTAGATGTATTATCTTCTAAATAACTTGCTGACATAAGAGGATTAAGTAGAGTAGTATTGTCTTTATTAGGATTTATTAAATCTAAAGTTTTTAACACTTCAGTTTTTTTATCTTCACCTATAGCATTTAATGAAGCGTTAAATTGATTATATCCAAGCAACATTTCTTTTTGCTCTTTAGCTCCCACCCAATCAATAGGCACATTATTAACAATTAAACTTTTTGCATTTCTATTAGAAAATTTTTTCCAATCACGATTCATAGTTGACTCAACATCTTCAACTTCTAAATTTTTATAAAACGAAGTTAATGATTTAGAGTTTTTTAATTTATTAAAATATTTAATAGAATCTTCACTGTTAATAATAGTGTCACTACCAGCAAGATTAGACTCTTTTTTAAGCCTACTTAAAGTACTATCCTTTGAAATATTTGCTAAAGAAGTCATTATTTTACTACTATCTTCAGGACCTTCTTTATAAAGTCCATCAGTATTTGTAGAGTCAATAACTTCATTTTGGTTTACAATTGGCGCATCTTCCATGCCAGGAAGTAAATCAGTATCCATCTCACTATTAGTACTAATCTCATTAGCTTCAAATTCATTAACAAGTTTATCACCTTCTAAGAAGAATCTTATGTTATGTTTTAATTCATTTAAATTTTTATTATTCACACCTCCTTTAAAAGGAACGTTACTCCAATCTACTGTATTCACAAAATCATTAGAAAATCCACTCTCATGAAGTTTCTCTGTTTGGCCACCACCAAATTCAGTAGAAACATTATTCTTTACAAAATCAAGTAAGTAGTCTCTTTTATCTGTATATCCTTGTAATTCATTTTTTTTATACCCTTCAAACTTTACTCCATCCTGTTCTTTTTTAGCAAACTTAGAATCTTGGTCAACCCATTCATATAAATTTACACCACTACCACCTTTACTAATCCAAGAAAGTATATTCTCAGCAGGCATAGTAGTATATGAAATAGCTGAAGCTTTGTCTGTAATTTTTGCTCCAGATTCTCCTAGTTTAGATATATTATAAACTCTATCATCATTAAAAGAACCGTAAGTCTCTGTTACAGCAGCGCCACTTTGACGTATTATTTCACCTGTATTTTTTTGAAAGTTTTTTAATATATCATCATCACTTAAACCTGATGTATTAGTTGTACCAGTTCCTTTTTTACCAAGCAATCTGTTAGCTAGAATTTCGTCTGGACTTAAAATGATACCAATTTCAGCGTATTTTTTAGAAGCATCTTCATAAGCTCCAGCCTTAGCAAGGTTATCAGCATGGTCAAGAATAACTTTATCTACTCCTACAGCTTGCTCTTTATCTAATAATAATCTTTTTCTTTGAGAATCTAAGTCTTCATCGTATGTAGGCATAACAGATTTAAATCCAGCAGCTTCAGCTTTAAAGTTAGGGTCATTTATTTCTTGACTTACTAAACCTTCTACCATATCTTTATCAAATATAGTTTTACCATCATCTGCAGCAATATTATCTAAGCCAGTCATAACACCTTGCATAGTATAATCTTTATTGTAAGCTTGATTATATTCATCTAAAGACTTATAACCATCATTGTTTAAATCTATTGCAGTATTAGAAGCCCTATCAGCTCCATCTAATGCAGAGTTTATACGTTCATTGTATTGTCTAATTTTAGCACTATTAATTTCAATAGCGTTTTGTTTATTTACAATGTTATCACCTATGTTCATTGTAGTTTCTCCCCAAGTCATTAGATTATCTCTTTTTTCTTGGTTTAAACTTTTCCATAACTTATTACCTTCTAGTGTTTGATTTAATTCTCCTAAGTCTAACATATCTTGATAATTTAAATTATGGTCTTTTAATTGTTTTGTTAAAAAAGGAAGTTCTTTTTGTTGATATTCAAGTTGTTTATTTAACTCTCCTAAAGAAGTTTTGTTTGCAGTATTAACACTATCTGCTTCAATCTTTAGTTGTTGCATTCTTAATGCAGTATCTGATTGTAATACAGCAGTCTCTTTAGCAAGATTAGACTTAGCTATACTATCCATTCCGCTAACTAATAGGTTTAAACTTTGCATAAAATCTTCAGGTTCAAAACTCATTATTCACCTCCTGTATTACCAAGTTCATTTATAGCAGTTCTTGCAGTTTCTATATCACCTTTTAATGTCCCGTAATCAGCTCTCTTATTTGCATCTTTCCAAAATGAACCTCCATAACCACCATAACTAGAGATTGAACTTTGTAAAGCTCTATCAGTACTAGAAATAGCTTTCATTTCATCTTCTACCAATTGAATAGAGTCACCAATACCACCACCAGTAAGAGGATTTAAAAGGTTTTTCATCTCTAAATCATAACTTGCCATAGAACCCTCAAAGGCAGAAGTAGCTGTTTCTCTTCCTGTAATAGCTTCAGCTCTATTTGTTTCAGCTTCTGATAAACCTGTATCTCTTGCCTCTGTAATCATTTTCTTTTGTTCTGCTATATTAGCAAGAGAGGTTTGTTGTGTGTTTTCTCCCATTTCTCTCAATCTTTCAATAGCACCTGATTTAGCAAAGCCACTTTGACTACCAGCAGCAGCGGCTTGACCTTGCTGTCTTGCTCCTGCTTGTAAAGAACCTGCTTGGTCTCTAGATACTTTTGACATATTTGATGAGTAATCTTCTTTAGCTTTATTTTCAATTGTTACTGCATCAACCTCTAGTTGTCTTGCTTCTGCAAAAGCTAATTGTTGATTTAATTCGGCTTCTTCTTTGCCTTTTTCCATAGACGTTAAAGTTTCTGCAAGATTCATAGATTTAGGTAACATTATATTATTATCTAAGGCTGTACCTTCTAATGATGTTCCAGATAAATCTTGTTTACCTAGAGTACTTTGTACTTCACTAACCTCTTGAGCTGTTTTAGATTCCCATCTATTTGAGAAGATTCCTTTTGCATCAGCTGAACTTCTAATTCTATTTCCACTTTCAGAAACAAAATCTCCACCTGCTGTTTCAACATTTCTTAATGCACCGTCTTTTTGAGCTCTTCTTAATGTTCCTGCTTTACTACCTTTAGCAGAACCAAACACTCCCCAGTTACCTTCACTTGGCTTCCATTTTGAACTAGCCATTTATTTCTCCTTACTTAATTTTAATTCAAGCTTCCATTGTATAGGTTCTAAATTAAATAACCTTTTAAAAGCTTTAGGGTTTCTATTAGTTATAAATTGTATTTTATCACAATTAAATTTTTTTGCTTTTTTAATGATTCTATTCCAAACTAATTTAGTAATTGAATGTTCTGTTTTAGCAAATGCAGTCCATATCCAAAATATATTATCTACTATTTGATACTCTACCCATCCGACACCTGGCACATCTAATACCTTAGAATCTCTTTTAGTCATAAAATCACATATATCATCTTTAGATTTTTTTAAATATTCATCAATATATAATGATTGTTGTTTAGTTAAGCTTGCTTCTTCTACTCTATCCATCTAATATATCCCATATTGTGCTTACAGCTACAATTGTTGCTCCTACAGGGTTTGTTAATAATACAGGTTTAGCTGCACTAATTGTACCATGAACTGTATCTGAAACATTTTTATAATTTATATCACCACTTAATATACCTTTTGCTCCTTTTCCTGCTTGGGCTACACCTGCAGCGCTACCTATACCTGATAAAACTTTTTCTCCAAATTTCTTTGCAACTTCTTCTCCAGCCTTAGAAGCAATTTCTTCTCCAACTTTTTTAGTACCTTCTTCAATTAAAGATTCTGTTGCAGATGCAGCTACATCAGCTGTGCTTGCAGAAATGTTACTTACTTTATCCATAGTTTCTTGAACTCTATTAACAATTTCTCCATTCTTATAAACATTTAATGTTTCTTTTACACCAGAGTCTGACAGGCCTGGCATTATTCTCCAGTTTCTATCTTTAGCAAATTCAGTATATTTTTTAAATGTATCTTTTGATTTTGATAATGTATTAGATAAACTATCAAAACCTTTAATAGATTCATCTCCATCAACTTTAGGTTCTGATAAAATCCTATTTATATTTTCTTCTTCTAAACCTTTGTCTGTTAACATACTTCTAACAGCATCATTACCTGTTAAGTCATTGTATTTAAAATTATTAACTGACATAGGGTCGACTTGTATTCTATCGTAAGGATTTCTTACACTACTTCCAATATGTTTTTTTATAAAATTTCCATCTTCCATTGGTCTTCTTGAAAATAGTTTTGAAGTAACTGTATTGCCTTGCCCATCATTATAATTAAATGCAAAATCTTCAACACCTGAATTTTTTAATTCGGTCTCATTCCATTTATCTACAGTACTTAAAATCTTGTTTCCAACATTTACTCCTAAAGCTGCAGTTGTGAAAGGTTTTTCTTCATTTAAGGGTTGAGGTCTATTAACCTTTGCACTCTTTGTTCTAATGCCAGACATAAAATTTACTCCATTTCTTCATTATAATATATAATATATATCAATTTACTACAACAATTTTTTATACTGTGTATTTCCATACAGTTGTTGCTGTTACATATTTAGGTCCTGAAGCTGTGTCCAAGCTTATTCTGATTCTATCTCCTGCATCAAAATCATATGCAGTACCAAATGTAAATGTTTGTGTTGTTTCGTTTAATATTGATTCTTGTACATAACCTTCTGAATGATAACTACCATTAACTCTAAGTTGTATTCTTGTTGCTCCTGCAACACTTCCTATAGCTGTAGCACATTGTATAACTAACTTTATTAAAGCACCATTATAAGGAGCAATAAATAGAGTATCATCATTTAAAGAATCTAATGTGCTACTACTTTCAGTTTGTGAACCACCAAAAGGAATAAAAAAAGCTGAACTAGAAGTGCTATAAAATTGATGTA